AGCCAGGGCAAGATCAAGCGCATCAACGAGCTGACCGTAAGACTGTTTCGGTCAGTCGGTCTCAAGGTTGGACGCGATGCAAACAACCTTGACATTGTCCCGTTTAGATCATCTGCCACAGCGATGGACGCGCCCATCTCGTTGTTTACTGGCGACAAAGAGATTGAGCTTAATGGCAACTACGACACTGACGGGCAGCTGACAATCCGCCAGGATCAGCCGCTGCCGATGAACATCCTCGCGGTCTATGCAACACTGAGTACATTCGACCAGTGAGGCTTGTGCCGTTTGAGATAGCGCACGGTGAGGCGCTGCTTGAGGCTGATCTGAACGACGACCGCAACCGCCCGGCACCTGAGTTTGGCAACTTTATGCCGACGCTGGTGCATGAGGACATGGCGTTCACAGGCATCGACAACGGCCACCTGATCGGTGCTGCTGGCATCTTCCCGCTGTGGCAGGGTGTGGGAGAGGCGTGGTTTCTAGGAGCCAGCCGGGTGGGGCGTCATCAGTTCCGCGTGGCGCGGCTGGTGCGGGAAAAGCTAAACGAGATCGCAGAAGAGCAGGGTATGTGGCGGGTGCAGGCTGCTATGCGCAGCGACTGGCCCGAGCTGAAACGCTGGGCAAGGTTTCTCGGCATGGAACACGAAGGCCACATGCCGATGTACGGCGCTAATAAACTTGACTACGAAAGGTATGCAAAGACATGGCAGTAGGAGCAACTATCGCTGGGACATTGTTCTCGGCATACGGCCAGATGCAAACCGCCAGAGGTATGAGAGCGGCAGGCAAAGCCTCAATGCAGGCTGCTGAATACAATAAAAAAGTTCGTGACCGAAATGCGCGCGTTGCCGAGCAAGAGGCTGACTTGCGTGAGCGCGTCGGTGGCCGTGAAGTCGTCAGGTTTCGCAAATCGTTTGACAAACTGCAGGCGCGCGCTGGCACAGCCTATCGCAAGTCGGGCGTGCTTGCCACCACCGGCACACCGCTGGACGTTTTGAGAGAGAGCGCCGACGAAGCCGAGGAGGATATTCAGACCCTACGATTGACGGCTGCGACAGACGCGGGACGGTTGCGTGAGCAGGGCGTCAATCAGCGGCTAGCCGGTCAGTTGACGCTGCTTGAGGGACGCCAGCAAAAACTTGCGTCTGACATAAGCGCCCGAAGTGCGAGTATTGGTGCTCTGACTACTTTGGCAAGAGGCGGCTACCAACTGAGTCAGATCGTATGAAGGTTCCTACCTATACAGCAAAGCTAGATCGACCACGCCGGGGGCAAGGCCAGTTTTTGACAGCCCAGCTTAGTGGATCAGCGATGGCCGCACCTGCACGCGCATTTGCGCGATCTGGTCAGCAGCTTGCACAGGTTGGGTCTGATCTCGCTGCTTTTGGCATGAAAAAGGCGCAGATTGGAGCTGATGCCGAAGCACAAGCGGCGTCGTTACAGCTAGATATTGAACTGCAAAAGATGCAGCAGGAATTTCTTGCAAATCCTAACATGCAGCAGGCAGAGCAAAAATATCAGGATATGGCGCGGCTGAAGGTCGAGACTTTTAAGTCTGGCTTATCTAATCGGCTTGCGCGCGATGCTTTTCGTGGTCGCGCCGCACAGGTGACGTTGCGTAATCAGACAAGTTTTTTAAAGGCAAACAACGCGCGGGTCGTTGAACAGCGGAAGGTGCTGCTGAACAACGACACCGACGATGCGCTGACATACGCAACCAACCCGTCAAACTCGCCAGAAAGCCGTGCGGAAGTAGCAAACTTGGGGTTGAGAAATCTTGACGATGCGCTGCGTGATTTGGGGCCAGAATTACACGCAAAGTTAAGGAAAGACTTTTATCAGCGTTTAGCCAAGGGCAGTTTGATAAATGCCATCAATAAAGGTTTAGACGCTGAACAGACGCTTGAAGATTTTCGCACAAATAAATCTGCCGACCCTGTCGTAAGCGCAGCGCGGCAAAACCTATCTCCTAGTGACGTTGACAAGATTTATGGCGAGGTGGTGACCGCAACCAACCGCACACGCACTCTTGTTGATAGAAAACAAAAGCGTCAGCGGACAGAGATTGCGTTGAATTTTGAAACTGAACTAAAGACCATCCTTAATGACTTGGAAGTGAATGCTGATATGGCTGATGACTCTGTCGCGACCAACTTTAATGAAAGAAGCACGCAGATGATAAATGACGCTGTCGATGCTCATGAGGGAACTGAAGAAAGCAAAGCAAATCTTAGCATTGAGCTACGAAGAATCCGCGCTTCGCAGGTCATTAATGTTGGAGAACTTCAGCAAACAGCAAAACGCAAGCGAGCAACAGGTCAAATTGGTGATGATTTGCGCGCGCTTGTTACAGACGTTAGTCGTGACCCCAACCAGCTTGGCAACGCTCTGGAGACTCTTGAGCAAACTATCAGTAACAACGCTTCATATTTGTCTGCAGCAGAAGAAGAAGCGCAGAGAGAGGGCGGACAGGAAGAAATTATTGAAGCGACCTTAAATTCCTTGATGTCAAAAGGTGATATTAACGGTGCTCGGGAGCTTTTTAACAGCAGTGGCATTGCTCAAGCATTGACGCCAACGATGCAAGAGACTTTTCGGCAGAAGTTCACCGATTTTGATAATGAGCGTAATGCGGAGGAAAGAAAATACCGAGCAAAAATTGAGCTGCACAGAAAAGAGTTTGGGAAAGAACCGACTGGAAGAGAAAAGCGCATCCTTATGGGAATGAAAGGCGGCGACGATTTAGCTGAAAAATTCCGCAAAGATTTCGAAGCAAAATCAAAGCGTTTTCTGCTTTTGCGTGAAAACTTCGACAAGGTGCAAGCCGCAGCCAACAATGTCTCACCAGCAGGTGATGTAAGCCTTATTTTTGGTTTTATGAAAATGATCGACCCCGGTTCGGTCGTGCGAGAAAGTGAATTTGCCACGGCTGCAAATACTGGCTCTATCCCTGAGAGGGTTTGGGCGCAATTCAACAGAGCGAGAAGAGGCCAGCGCCTTACTGCTACACAACGCGCTGATTTTTTAGGGCAAGCAAAAAACCTCTACAAATCCCAAGAGCCAGCCCAACGTCGCTTGCAAGAACGCTTCAATAAACTTGCAGATGCCTATGAAGTCCCGCGTAACCGGGTGGTTGTGATGGATTTGGTTGATCAAAAAATGACTGACGAAAACAACCAAACGCCTGAATCAGCAACGCCTAGTGCAGGCACAGGTATTGACACCTCTCCGGCACCGTCTCCTGACACTAAGACGATTATGCTGAATGCTGAGGGCATGCGCCTTACAGAAGAACCAAAATAAATGGCCGAAGATCAAAACAACATCGTTGACGAGGTCGGCGGTGAAGGCGCTCCTATGCCTGCACCAGAACCGGAAGTGGAAGCCGAGGTCGCCGCTGATCCCGCGCCGGAGACTAAGCCAGAGACCGGGCCAGAGGTAACGCCTGATAGGATTGAATATATGTTGCCCGGCTTTCCACAGCCTATCTCGCTGCCCGGCAATTTAAGCAATGAGCAACGGGCAAAAGCAATAAGTGCATATCTACAATCGGATGATGCAAAACGATTTATTGATCGGGACACCGGAGCGCCGCCTTTTGTACGTTCGCAAGTGGGCGGGTCACCCGCGCAAGACCGCCTCGCGAATATAAAACGCTTTTTCCCAGACGCTGCGCCTTACGGCAACGACAATTTTATATATACAAATCCCAACACCGGCAGACTTACGTTATACAACGAGGAAGGCTTTAGTGTCGGCGACGTTGCTAGCGTTACACGCGAAGCATTTTTGGCTACTGGCGGCACGTTTGGTGCAATTTTGGGAACGCCTGGAGGTCCGCCCGGAGTGGCATTCGGTGCAGGCACAGGCACGACCGTTGCCGGTGAAATTTACGACACTTATAGCAAATTTGTTTTAGGCAGCGTTGACACGCGCAGCGTATTTGATCGAAGCGTGGATGCTGGCACCGAATTTTTCTTGTCAGCGGTTGGGCAGCGTGGCGGCGAACTACTGACAGAGGGTGCAAAGCGTGTGCTTGGCGGCGGCACAAAAAAAGCAGCACAACTTGCTGAAAAGTTTCGACTGCTGCGAATTGAACCCCCAGCTAGTGCCGTCTCTTCAAGCAATACGGTCGCAAGTTTGGAAACCTTCCTAGGTTCTACGCCTTTCGCTGGTGACAAGGTACAAAAACAAGCGCAGCGGATAGTTGAACAAGTCAATCAAGCTGCACGGGACACCATAGCAAAGTTTGGCGCACCCGGAACACCGCAGGAAGCGGGTGCTGTTATTAAGGCAGCGCGACAAAACGCCTTGGTGCGTTTTGAAGAAACTCAAGAAGCGGCATATCAAAAAGCCTTTAAACTTATTGGAGAAGACACGCCGGTTGCACTGGATGCTGTCAGAGCCTTACGGGTAAAACTCGAAACCCGTTTGTTAGACGCACCCGGTTCTTTGCAAAAATCGCTGGGGCCAGCGGTTGCAACTCTTAAAACAATTGAACTTGAAGACACAGTGAACGCCGCTGTGCCCGGTACTCTTAAATTTGGCATTCTGCGTCAGATCAGAACGGATATTGGCAAAGACCTCGCAACCCCTATGCAATCCGGCTATGGCGGATCAGTAGAGGCGGCTATGCGTCAAGTTTATGCAGCCGTCACGGAAGATTTGAGTGCTGTTGCAAAACTTGCTGGCCCAGAAGCGCGCAAATCTTTAGAGGTAGCAGACCGCTACACTCGCGCTTGGAAAAACACCGCTGGGGTAACCTTAGAAAAGATTGGTAAGGCAGCAACAGAAGAACAAGCCTATAAGTACGCTACTGCGGGTATGAACACCGGCGGCACTAATCTGGCAAGATTACAAAGACAATTTGAACCTGAAGAGTGGGACTCGATTGCGGCCAGCGTTTTGCAAGAGCTTGGCGCAAAGGGCGATGATTTTTCCGTCAACCAATTCATCAGAAAATACGGGAATATGTCAAAAGAGGCCAAAGATGCGCTTTTTGGTAGCAAAAGATACGCTGAAATGCGTGAGGGCCTTGACACCCTCATTGAGGTTGGAACATCTCTTGAGGGCGTTCAAAAATACGCAAACACGTCAAACACAGGCCGCGTTCTTAATTATTTTTTGACCTTTCAAGCGTTAGGCGGCGGTTTAGCTGGTCTTACGCTGGGTGAGGGTGATGCAACTGCCGGTATAGGCGGCGTACTTACTACGTTGGCCGCAAGTCGTTATGGCGCTCACCTTATCACCAGCCCAAAATTTATTAATTGGCTGATCACGCCCGTGACAGACCCTAATGGCATCGGCGCTCATTTCGGGCGACTGACCGCCATAGCCGCAGAGGACCCCGCACTGAAAGAACCCATCGCAGCATTTTTGCGGACGTTTGAGGGAACGCCGCAACCGCAAGGAGTTGAGCAAGAATGACCGTTTCAAGCACCACCACAAAAGTCAGCGCAAGCGGCGATGGTTCGACCGCAGCGTTTAACTACACCTTCAAGATATTTGCCGACAGCGAGATGGAGGTCATCATCCGCTCGTCAACCGGCGTGGAGACAACCAAGACGCTCACCACTCACTACAACGTCAGCGGGGCAGGCGCGGACGCTGGCGGCACTGTCACGTTTACAAGCGGCAACATTCCGGCATCTGGCGAGACGGTTGTGTTGCGCCGCAAGCTGGCGCTCACACAAGGCACCGACTACGTCGAGAACGATCCGTTCCCGGCCAACAGCCACGAAGACGGCCTTGATCGCCTGACGTTTATAACGCAGGGACTGCAGGAGGAGCTGGACCGGTCGTTTAAGGTCAGCCGCACAAACAGCATTACGACGCCTGAGTTTACCGAGAATGCTGCTGCGCGCGCATCCAAGGCGCTGGGTTTTAGCTCAGACGGTAACACGCTGGCGGTGGTGGACAGCATCATCCTGCCGACGTCACTGTCTGGCGCGTCGCTCAAGATGATCCGAGTCAACTCTGGCGAAACGGCTTACGAGTTTCAGACACCGGCCCAGGTTTTCACTAACCTGCTGGCAACAGAGGCGAATGGCATCATCGCCCACGCTGGATCTGGCAGCGCAGAACCACGCACTATCACTGGCACGTCAAACGAGATCACACTGAGCAACGGCGACGGCGTCAGTGGCAACCCGACTGTGAGCATACCGACAGCTGTTACATTCACAGGCAAAACAATCACCGGCGGCACCTACAGCAACATCGTCGCCACGTCCACGATGGCAGGCGATCCGACTAGCGCGTTGCACATTGCTACAAAACAGTATGTCGATGGCTTGCTAGCTGGGTTGGCAAAGCGATCCAACGTGCGTGTTGCAACGACAGCAGACATCACAATCGCCACCGCACTTAACAACGGCGACAGTATCGACGGTGTAACACTCGCAGACGGTGATAAGGTGCTAGTGAAATCGCAGTCTAGTGCAGAACAAAACGGAATTTACGTTGTTGGCAGTACTCCCGCACGCGACAGCCTGTTTGACACCTACGATGAACATGTTGGCGCGCTTATCCATGTCGAAGAGGGCAGCACAAACGGCGACAAGCTATTCCACTGCACGTCAAACGCTGGTGGCACGTTGGACACAACGGCAATCACTTTTGCAAACATCGTACCGGGCAGCGGCGGCACGGTCACGTCGGTCGCCACTGCTGGCCTCGCCAGCGGCGGCACGATCACCGGCAGCGGTACAATCACCGTATCGATCAACGGCCAGTCTGGCCTTAGTGCAAGCCCAGTTGCTGCGGATGAGTTTGCGATCTACGACGCAGACGCCACGACGCACAAGAAGATTACGACGACGGAGTTGTTTGGCAGTGATGTACTAACCGCTACGGCACGCGAATATACCAAAGCGCAAAATTTCAACATGACCACGTTGAGCGACGGCGCAAACATTTCTTGGGACTTGTCGTCTAATCAGGTTGCGACTGTCACCCTTGGCGGCAACCGCACGCTAGACAATCCATCTAACCAAGTAGCTGGCTGCACTTATATTTTAATAGTGAAACAAGACGGAACTGGCAGCAGAACGCTCAACACGTCTGCAAGTAATTACAAGTTTCCAGGCGGAACAGAGCCGACACTAAGCACCGGCGCGAATGCGGTGGACATCCTCACGTTTGTGTCGGACGGCTCGTCAATGTTCGGTGTGGCGCAGCTGAACTTTAGCTAGAGGGTAGCGATGTTTACTTTTCCTATCGCTCACTTTGGCGGTGAGCTATCATTCACCATTGATCAGTCGATCCGGTTCAATGAAGATGACTCGGCCCATTTGGCGCGCACACCCAGCAGCGCGAGTAATCGGAACACCTTCACGTTTTCTGCGTGGATCAAACGTGGGCGGCTGACATCTCACGGAAATATTTTATCCGCTGGTTCAAATTCAAATGATTTTACCTTTTTGTCGTTTATCAACGATAAAATTCATTTTGCTGATTGGAATGGCTCGTATGCTTGGCAACTTGTTTCAACCGCTGTTTTTCGCGACCCCGGTGCTTGGTACAATATCGTAGCCAAATATGACGACACGCAATCTACTGCTTCAGACCGCGTAGAAATATATGTGAACGGGTCGAAAATTACTGCTTACGATACGGAAAGTTACCCGTCCCAAAACTATGGCAACACCGAGATCAACAGTACAGACGAGCATACCATCGGGAAGCAAACTGCTGGATCAGGAGCAAACGATTTGCTCGACGCCTACATGGCAGAGATTGTGTTGGTGGATGGTACTGCATTAGATGCAAGCAGTTTTGGCGAGACTAATTCTGACACCGGCCAATGGGTGCCTATAGATGTTAGCGGGCTGACTTTTGGTACTAACGGCTTTCACCTAAAAGGCCAAGACAGTTCTGCGCTAGGTGACGATAGCAGTGGCAACGGCAACGATTTCACGAGCAGTGGCTTGGCTGCGGCGGATCAGATGTCGGATGCGCCCACTGCGAACCACTGCACGCTAAACCCGCTTTGGGTCGATGGCTACACTCTATCGGATGGCAACCTCGTCACAAATCAATCCGGCGATGCTGCCGCGATTGGGACGATGGCATTTGATCCGACAGATTCTCAGGGGTTTTATTTTGAGGCAAAGGTAACTACGGCTGCAAGTTTCCCAAACGTCGGCATACGGACAGCGGAGAGTTGCTCGCAAGTTGGCGCAGTCAGTAGCCTTTCTGGGAACAGCACGGGACGTTTTGCTTATACTGGTAGCAACGGCCAATTCAACGACGAGGGCAGCGGGTCTTCCTACGGCAGCACTTGGGCTGGTACGGCAGACAAGGTGATCGGTGTATTTGTAAAAGCCGGAGAACTTTTCTTTAGCGTAGATGGCACAATTCAAAACTCAGGAACAGCTGCTAAAACAGGACTGACCGGCCTGATGGTGCCAACAGTATTCTACGATGCTGGGTCAGGCACACAAGCGGCGTGGGAGATGCGCTTCGACGCGTCGGACTGGTCAACAACGCCATCGGGATATAAAGCGTTGACGGCTGCTAACTTACCAGACCCAACTATCTCAGATCCATCGCTTTATTTCCAAACCACTTTGTACACCGGCAACACCTCAACGCAGTCTATCAATCAAAGTGGCAATTCAACTTTCCAGCCAGATTGGGCATGGATCAAGGCCCGAGGTCAAGCATACGATCACGCCCTTTATGATGCGGTCAGAGGTGCAACTAAAGAACTTAAATCCAACGCGACTGATGCTGAATCCACAATAACGAATGGATTGACAGCTTTTGAGTCGGACGGTTTTGCACTTGGCGACCGATTAGGTGTGAATCAAAGTGGACAGAACTACGTGGCGTGGCAATGGAAAGCCGATGGTTCTGGCAGCAGCAACACCGATGGCAGCATTAATACAACTGCTACATCTGTAAATACAACGGCAGGATTTTCTATATCGACCTATACAGGCACAGGCTCGAACGCTACTGTGGGGCATGGGCTTGGTACAGCCCCTTCTGTCATTTTGGTTAAAGAGCGAACTTCCGGCAGCGTTGAAAACTGGGAAGGTTTTTTCAGTGCAATAGGTCCAACAAAAACCCTATCCTTAAATAAAACCGCTGCAGAACAAACATCGTCAACACGCTGGAACGACACTAGCCCGACTTCATCGGTTTTTTCGATAGGCACTGCTACGGCAGTCAATGACAGCAGTGGTCAGTATGTAGCGTACTGTTTTGCAGAGATTGAGGGCTACTCAAAATTTTCAAGTTACGTTGGAAATGGCTCTACAGACGGCAGCTTCGTATTCACCGGATTTAAGCCCGCATGGCTCTTAATTAAACGTGCAACGGGTGGCACCGGAAACTGGGATATTTTTGACAACCAACGGGATCTAATAAATCCTGCGGATGCAGTGCTAGATGCAGATGCAAACAGCGCCGAAGCAACTTTTTCGACAATAAAAATCGACTTTTTGAGCAACGGCTTCAAGGTTCGTGGAACGCAATCGAACATCAATGCGTCTAGCAGCACACATATTTTTATGGCGTTTGCCGAAAGCCCGTTCAAACATGCGACGGCTCGATGATTAGGCTCCTATGCCTCGCCGTGCTAGCCGCGTTCATCGCGGCTTTTTTTATGCGTCCATCGCAGGCGCAGACACCGATGGTTTGCTTCGACAATCTTGCAAAAGCAACTGCGAAAGCAGAGGAGCATGGCGAAAAGCTAGACTGGTCAGGCCGAAACTATCTAGG